AGGCTGCCCAGATTGCTGCCGACCGCCTGCAGCGTGGTGACAAGGTGGCCGTTCATGGCCAACTCGTCCAGCGCGAGTATAACGGACGCACGTACCTAGACGTCAGGAACGCTCGGGTAACTTATTTAGAGCCTCGCAAAGAGGCTTCTGGTGGCGGGGACGCCTTCTGATCTCATTGCAGAAGACACAAGGGGTCTACGGGCCCCTTTTTCATGTGCTATACTGGAACCACTCCCTATCGGAGAAACGATGAACTACGAAGAATCAATGGAAGCTCCCGGCTTTGCTGGGCTCCTGTTCGATGACACCCCACTGCTCACTCTTGCGCACGTCCGGTCGTTCGTGTGGCCAATCCTGCTCTACAGGGGCGCTGTACGGCCCCACGAGGTGGTGGCAAGCGTTACCGCCGTGTGCGGATTAGACGACCTCCGCTCGGGCGCCTGGGACGCCCTGGAGGGGGACTACAGCGACCGGTCTCGCGTCGAGATCTTGGTCGACGAAGTGCTGGGAGAGCTCATCTCCGACGGCACTTGCCGCTACAACGAGAACCAGGACATCTGGGTCCTCACCCTGGGAGAGAATCGAGTTAACGTTCACAAGGTGATCAACGTGGTCACCGCTCTCGATGGCGCACTGCCGCACCACCTGCTGGCTGACCTGTCGATGGACGAAAAGAACCGCTTACCCGTGCCCTTCTGATGCCCAGACGCCAAAACAAAGTAAAGCGCCAACAGCGCTACCAGCGAGAGCTAGAGCGCCAGGTCAACGAGTCACTAGGCAACGGCCCCTCCGAGGGCCAGTTCTGTGTCTTCGATAAAGCCACCAAAGAGCGGTTCAAGGGCTTGAACTTCAAGCAGGCCCAGGAAAAGTGGAACACACTGGAAAACGCAATCATTCTTCGCGATGAGGACGTGAAGTAATGGCACGTCTACTCAAAGATGGCACCTACAAGCCAAAACCCAGTGCTGTCAAGGCTTCTGAGCGAATGCTGCAGCCAGCCCACCCCCTCCCTGTCTTCCGCAAGGGCACCCAAATCAAGGTCTTTTGCGGATCAGGGTGGATGACTGGCACAGTGGAACACTCAGACCGCGATCGGTGCGTTGTCTTCTTGAAGATTGGCTCCCGCCGCGTAATCTGTTACGACGCCAGGAACATTAAGCCAAAGGAGGCGAAATGAGATCATCGGATCACCCACTTTACCGCACCTGGTCTGGCATGCTTAACCGCTGCGAGAACATTGGTAGCAAGGACTGGCACAAATACGGCGGGCGCGGAGTCAGTGTCTGTGCCGCCTGGAGCGAGCGGTGTCCTGGGCACATGCGAGGCAAGGGAATGTGGGCGCCAGGTTTCGCGGCTTTTGTCTCCGACATGGGCCCCAAGCCTGACGGCCACTCCCTAGATCGCATAGACAACGACGGCGACTACGAACCAGGCAACTGCAGGTGGGCTACGCCCACTCAACAGGCTAAGAACCAACGTGCTCGACCCACCTCCAACCCGCTCGGTCTCAAGTATATTAGACTGAGGAGGTACAAAAAAGGAGACCGCTACGAGGCAGCATGGAGGCTAGACGGGAAAACTTTTCACGTCGGCACCTACAACACCCCCGAGCAGGCACACCTTGCTGCCGTTGCTCACCGCCTAGAACACTACTGGAGCATTTGACATGACCGACATGGTAAACCGTCCCTCTCATTACGTCGAGGGTCGCCAGTACGAGCCGCTCAAGGTCATCGAAGACTGGCAATTGAACTACCGTCTTGGGTCAGCCCTGAAATACATCTCACGGGCTGGCCGCAAGGACCCCTCCAAGACCGTCGAGGATCTGCGAAAGTCGATCTTCTACCTGGAGCGCGAAATCGAGGCCATCAACGCCACCAACGTGCCCTACGCCACGACCTATGAGGACGTGCTAGAGGACTACGCTGCCTGCGCCGCCGACGGCTACGAGTACATCCTCGAGACCAATGCCGACACCTTCGGCTGGGACGACTCCCTGGGGCCTGTGGAAGTCTACTCTGACGACCCCGATCCTGAGGAGGCCGCCCTGGAGTACCCCTCCTGCGACTTCGATGTGGCTGAGCTCCATAAGGACCTTGATCAGTTCGAAGAGAACGAGATCATAAGCACCTTTGAGCGCCGCGGCATCATGTTCGGCGTCGACAAAAGCGGCACCACTTACACCCTCGGATTGTATGGCGGCCCGACGACATGAAAACGCACCCACTCTATAAGACGTGGAAGAGCATGCGCTGGCGCTGTCGGCACGATCCAAGGTACGTCAACAGGGGCACCGTTGTCTGCAGCAGGTGGGACTCTTTTGAGCTCTTTGCCGCAGACGTAGGGCCTAAGCCGAGCCCTAGCCACTCGCTTGACCGCATTGACAACAACGGACCCTACGCCCCGTGGAATTGCCGCTGGGCCACCCGCAAGGAGCAGGCCAACAATCGCAGCTACCGCACAGGTTCGACCTCTCGACCGATCGGGACTTGCGGGCTGCGCTGGGTTGAGCCAGTTGGCCTAAGATTCGCGGCCAGGATTAAGCTGAAAGGCAAGAGGTACTACCTCGGGACTCACCCGACGGCAGAGAAGGCTCACCTTACTGCCTGTGCCTTCAAATTAGAAAACCATTGGAGCATCACCACATGAGCACCGTAGCACTCTTCGGGTCGGCACGTCCGGCCCCCGACACGGCAATCTACTACGAAACTGTACAGGCTGCCCGCCTGCTGGCTGAACATGGCTGGACAATCGCCACTGGTGGTGGCCCCGGTCTCATGGAGGCTGCTAACGAGGGCGCAAAGCTTGGATGCGAAGGCTGCACCTGTTCGCTCGGATACTCAATTTACCTGCCATTTGAGTCCGAGACAAACGCATCAGTGCAGGTGGACAGTCACCACAACAATTTCTTTACCCGACTCCAGCAATTTACCGATGATTGCGACGCTTTCATTGCTCTTCCTGGTGGCTATGGCACTCAGCTGGAAATCCTGACAGTTGTCCAGCTGCTCCAGGTGGAGCACATGGTGGACAAGCCGCTGATTCTGGTGGGTCCGATGTGGAAGAAGATCATGCGAGACACCTCTGCACGGCTCTTTGCGCACGGTTACATCAGCGACACTGAGCAGACTCTCTGGCGGTATGCTAGTACACCTGATGAGGCCGCAAGGATGTTGCTATGACATTCCTCTCCTACCTGTTCATGGCCGTGCTCGCATCGTATGGCCTCTTCCAGCTGATCCTGTTACTGGTCGAAAACCTGTGATTGAGATCATTGTTCACATGCCTCTGGTATAATGAGGTGTATGCCCATCTCGTAAAGCCATGAGGCAGAAAGACCACCCCCTCTACATGGTGTTCACCAACATGAGGACTAGGTGCAATAACCCAAACAACCCCGCGTTTCAGTACTATGGAGCGCGGGGTATTTCCGTGTGCGATCGATGGGCCAGTTTCTGGGCCTTCGTAGAGGACATGGGACCAAGGCCCGATGGGTACGAGCTTGATCGCATCGACAACGACGGCCCCTATTCGCCCGACAACTGCCGCTGGGCTAGCAAGAGCGATCAAATGAGAAACAGGCGGAAGTACTATAATCCTCAGACCAGAGGGGACAAGAACTCTCAGTGCAAGGTTAGTGATGCTCAGATCAAGCAGTTGTTCTCCCTGCGAGCAGAAGGCTGGACCCAGGAAGCGCTTGCAGAGCGTTTCGGTATAACACAACCACAGGTCAGTAAGGTCCTAAGCGGGAGAAGAAGACAATGGAGCTGATAGCTGAGCTGACGGTTGAAATGGCATTGTTCAGCAAAGCAAGGCCCCGCGTGACCTCTCGTGGGACCTTCATGCCAGCCGAGTACAAAAAGAAGCAAAAAGAAATGCTTCGCCAGGTGCAAGAGCAATACAAGGGGGCTCCTCTCGAGGGGCCTCTTCGTGTTGAGATCGACGTCTACGGCGAAGGACGGGCCGACGGTGACAACATCATTGGCGCCCTGTTTGACTCCGTAAACGGCGTTGTCTGGAAGGACGACCGAGTCTCTATCATTCCGCAGCTCGAGGTCAAGTGGACCAAGGCCCCAAAGGCCGAGTCCAAGTGGGTAATTAGGGTCTGGCTATTAGACTGTGATCACGAACCACTATTTTGACCTTGGCTGAAGTCTCATACAACCAGAGCGACTTCGACTACCGGCGCGAGGAAGGCGTTAACCAGTCATCGCTCAAGAAGATCCTAGAGAGCCCTGCTCACTACCAGGCCGCCCTGAAGCAAAAGTTCATCACCACTCCTGCGATGGAGATGGGGACTGCTGCACACTGTCTGGTCCTGGACGGTCAGAAGGCATTTGACGCTCAATACATCAAGAAGCCTGACGGTCTGTCTCTGGCCACCAAAGAGGGCAAGGCCTGGAAGGCTGAGCTGGGCCGCAAGAAGGCTCTGTCCGAGGGTGGCAAGGACGACCCCTGGGGTAGCGTGCAAGGCATGGCCGACTCCCTGCGCCGCCTGCAATGGTATTCCGGCACCGACGCCGAGTACATCAAGCGTAACGAGGTCTCGATCTACTGGGACTGGGAAGGCGTGCGCTGCAAAGCCCGCTTGGACAGCCTGCTGGTAGACGAGGGCATTGTCCTGGACCTCAA